ACCTGGACTATGGTCACTAGATAATTTTGGACAGGTGTTGATCGCAACTATCGCAAACGGCAAGACATTCACATGGGACGCATCGATTGCAGCTAAACTTACAACAAGGGCATCTACATCAACATCTGGTTTTGCGACAACCAACAATCCAACAGCAACAAGAGTGACGTTAGTGTCACCTACAACAAGACACTTGATCCATCTTGGAACGGAGACAACCATCGGAACATCAACAACCCAGGATGACATGTTTATAAGATTCTCCGATCAGGAGGATATAAACACATACGCACCTTCTGCTATAAACACTGCAGGAACTTTGAGGTTGCAGGATGGAACAAAGATCATAGGTGCCATAAAAGCGAAAGAGGTTATACTGGTCTGGACTGACAACGCCTTGTACACGATGAAATTTATCGGTGCACCTTTCACGTTTGGTTTGGAGCAGGTCGGTACGAACTGTGGACTGATAGGTAAGAATGCTGTCGTTGAGATAGACGGTGCTGCTTTCTGGTTGAGTCCAAAAGGTTTTTTCCTGTTTGATGGTACGGTAAAATCCATACCATGCACGGTCGAGGATTTTGTCTATGATAATTTTGATACGACAAAGGGACAACAGGTATCCGCAGGATTAAATAACTTATTCACAGAGATCACATGGTCCTATCCGGCACAGGGTTCAACATTTAACGACAAGTATGTAGTATTTAATTATGCAGAATCAGCAGGTGTGCCTGGTGGTGTGTGGTATACAGGAACAGAGGCAAGAACGAGCTGGATGGATGCAACGATATACAAGAATCCTTTTGCGACCAAATTCAATAGTTCTGCAACAGGAACCTTTCCGGAGATCATAGGCGAGTCAGGTCTTGGTCAGAGCATACTATTCGAACACGAGGTAGGAAACGATCAGGTTAATCCTGATGGTACGACAACCACTGTGCCATCTTTTATACAATCTTACGACATAGATCTTGAATCAAGGAGCAAGGATGCGAGAGGCAGAGCCAGTGGTCCTAAAGTTGCGGGTGAGATATTTCTTGCTATGAGAAGATTTGTTCCTGACTTTAAAGTATTAGAGGGTAATGCAAAGGTAAGTCTTAATGTCAAAAGATATCCGCAACAATCAGAGACACAGACAGCATTGAGTCCCTTTACAATAAACTCATCAACAGATAAAAAAGATACAAGAGCGCGTGGTAGATTTGTCAGCGTCAAGATAGAGAATGATGCGGTCAATGAATCATGGAGATTTGGGACATTGAGATTAGATCTACAACCGGACGGGAGACGATAATGCCAAAGATTAATGTAAGAATACCAGAACCAAAAGAGGAATACGATTTCTCAAACCAGAAACAGATAAATAGGACTTTATCTATTGTTGTCGAACAGTTAAACTCGACATATCTAAGTGAAACAAAACAGGAGCAAGAGAGATTCTCTTGGTTTTTAAGTGGCTAATATATATAAAAATGCAAAGATAGATCTGACTACCACCGACAATACAACGGTGTACACGACACCGTCTGATTCCAGAGCTATAATCAAAAGCATATTGGTGACAGAGGATGCTGGATCAGGATGTGATATTACTTTTACCATAACAGACGCTGCAGCTGCGGTATTTAACCTGTTTAAGGACAAGACAATAGCCTCAAAAACAACGACAGAATTGTTAACTCACCCTTTAATTTTGGAAGAAAATGAGGTATTAAAGGCACAAGCAACAGATGCAAACGAATTACACGTTATCGCATCAATACTGGAGATAAATAGAGACTAATGCCATTCATAGAACAAAAAGCAAAAGCGGAATACAAAGATATCAACGGTAAGAGAACACTGGTGATAACACCAGAGTGTGAGATTACCTTAAAGAATCTGGAGACAGGACAGGAATACATGTCGGACAAAGAGGCCGATGAAGATGTGAACAACCCTGAGACAGGTACAAAGAGAGAGCACATCTCTCGTAGTGTAAAATTAACGGTGGAGTCACTACCACTTGGTGGGGATTCGAATTTATAATATGGCAATAACAAACGCACAACAATATAAACAACTATTAGCTAAAGGTGGACGTATCGGTTTCAAAGGTGGAGCTGATATGGGAACTGTTGATGCAAAAGATAGTAAAGGAAATGTTACAAGAGCAGCTACATCTAGAAGTGTAAACATTTCTCCAAGTGGCAGTGTCACAACAAGCAGAGATGATCCTAGCCCAGCTCAAGAAATAATTGGTGGTCAATCATATGATGTAACTCCTGACAACAGAAAACTAAGAGAGGATTTAAGAGAAGAACAAAGACAATTAAGAGAAATAGAAAAGAAAAAATTTATTTATGAACCTGCAAACTATCCAAAATATACTCCAGGTTATGTAAAATTTTTAGCAAATTTAAATAGAGAACCTAATAGAAGATATTTTGTTAACAAAGTTTTAAAAGGTAAAAATGCTACTTCTTTATTAACTAAAAGTTTAGGATTAGATCCTGAAGATCAACTTTCTTTTAGTCCTTTTGATTTAACAGAAGAACAATTTGAAAAAGCATATCAAGACTATATGACCGATAGATTGTCTGGTAAAACAGATGCTATGGGAAATATAAATCCATCATTTGGTCGTGACGATGGACCAGACCAACCAATAATTCCAATGACAACACCTGATGATCCAGGTGATGACGACACGACTACACCACCTTCAACAGGTGTGTTTGCTGGTATAGCTCCAAGATTTGCTGGCTCTATATTTGATTTTGATAAATTAAGAGCAGGTGCTATGGACGGCGGACGTATGATGATGGATGACGATCCTACAGGAGGAATCATGGACCTTGAATCAGGAAGACAAATGTATTTTTTAGGTAAACTAGTTAAGAAAGCAACAAGAGCTGTTAAGAAAGTTGCTAAGTCTCCAATAGGTAAAGCAGCATTATTAGGTGGTGCTATGTATTTTGGTGGTGGTGGGGGAAAAGGTCTTGCAAGTTTTTTTGGTAAAGGAAGTTTTAACCCATTACGTATGGCTGCAGCGGCAACGTCAGATGGATCAATGACTCAATTAAGTCCACTTGGACAACTACTATCAAAATTTGGTATGGCTACAGGAGAAGGTGGTGGTAAGTTAACTTTAGGTGGTAAAATAGGATTAGGTTTTGGTATACCTCTTGCTTTGGATCTATTAGGTGTGGGTAAAAAAGATGACGGTTTTGATATAGATGAATACTACAGAAAAAACAGTATTAACATTGCAGATATAAGAAATAATCCTTACAATTATTTAGCACCAAGATTCGCTGCTGATGGTGGTCTGATGAGAACAGGTTACCAAGAAGGTGGTGATGCAGAACCGGTAGCTAAGAAGACTATGCCATTACTAGATATGGACGGCATGGAAAAAGATTATAGAGAAGATGGTGGATTCGTACCTATCGGTCGTATGGAAAGAGCAGACGATGTGCCCGCAAGATTATCAAAGAATGAGTTTGTATTTACCGCAGATGCTGTTAGAAATGCAGGTGACGGCGATATAGACAAAGGAGCAGAAGTTATGTATAATATGATGAAGAACCTCGAATCCGGAGGTGACGTATCTGAAGAATCGCAAGGATTAGATGGCGCTAGAGAAATGTTTAAAACATCACAAAGATTAGGAGAAGTCTTATAATGGCAACAGAGACCACGATATCGCGACCAGCACCCTTTGTAGAAGATATAGGTAAAGATCTCGCCAAACAGGCCGTAGCAATGACTGGTGTGCCAGTCGTATCAACAGGTATAACAGGTATATCAAGACAACCAGGTGAGACACAAGCAGGATTTGAAGCAAGACAGGATGCTGCACGAGCATTTACAACAAGACAACAGAATTTAGCGGGACTTGCACCACAGGTAGCAGGTCAGGATGCATTACAAAAACAAGCACAAACTTTAGCAACTCAAGGGGTAGGATCTTTTCAACCTTTCCTACAATCAGCACAGACATTAACAGGGGCTGGAGCGGGAACAGGGGCTGGATCTATTTCACAGTTCATGTCCCCTTATCAATCACAGGTTATTGACACGACACTAGCTGAGTTTGATAGACAAAAACAAATTCAGGAACAAAGAATCAGGGACCAGGCTGTTGCATCAGGAGCTTTCGGTGGTGGTAGAGAAGGTGTTCAATTAGCGGAGTTTGGAACAGGTGCAGCAAGAGATAGAGCAGCGTTACAAGCAGGGTTATTACAACAAGGTTTTGGTCAGGCACAAGCTGCAAGACAGCAACAGTTTCAAAATCAAATGGGATTAGCATCTGCACTACCTTCATTACAAGCAGGAGATATTTCAACTTTAGGTTCATTAGGAGCACTAAATCAAGCACAAGCACAAGCAGGACTTGATGCACAAAGAGAAGCTACAAGAATGGCAGCATTCCAACCACAAGAACAATTACAGAATTATGGTAATCTTGTTACAGGTATCATGGGTGGTATGGCAGGAACAGGAACACAAACATCACAAATACCAGATCCAGGATTCTTACAAACTGCATTAGGTGCAGCGGCTACTGGAGCAGGTATCTATGGAGCTTTAAAAAGACCTTAATATGCAAAATAGAATTTTAAAAAGACCGATGTTTAGAATGGGTGGTTCTACAAATTCTGGTATAACATCAGGATTGGATGCACCAAGACAAGGCTATAACGTTCCTGGAAGAGTAAATCAATTTGATATGGCTAGAGTTTTAAAAGACACAGCCGAACAAGTAAAAGATCCAGACATACTCGCATCATACAAACCATATATGGAAAGGCCAGAAGGTGAGGCCATGAATAGATTTTTAATGGACTTCGGTCTTAATCTTATGTCAACACCACCTTCAGGATCAGGCTTTACAGGTCTATTGAATACAGGTGCAAGGGCAGCCAAAGAACCAACAGCAAGATTATTCAAAGACATTGATGATAGAAGATTAACAAAACAGGCAGCG